CTAGCAATGCTAGAAATGGGTTTCTTAGCATATTCATCAGCACTCTTAGCCGTAGCAGCTTTCCACATTTGAGGCGCTTTGTCCGCAACTTGGGACATAACGCCCATCTGTAGAGGCGCTTTATGAGTCAAACCTGACATTTGAACTTTTTCGAACCAAACATAAACTTGGATATCAACGAATTGTCCGACGCTACCATTAGCTGAAATGAGAGGTTCTACCTCTAAGAGGTGGAGAGCTCCCATATTAGCCACTTCAGAAGCGCGCGTTAAATCCAGCCAATCCAAATCGTACATAAATGGAAAAACAATCTCTCCTCCCTGACTATTTTGTGGCATAAGCCACACGTGAGGGAACTGAGAGAACTCCATAGTACGCAGACTAGTTGTTGCCGCCGAAGCAGTTAAGTCGTATCCAAAAGCTTTAAGTGGTTCATAAGCTGCGATGATCGCCCCATACAAAAACGGAGACGAATCTATCATCAGCTTAATATGCAACTCACCTTGAAAAAAGGCAAAGTTCTCAATCTTACGCGTAATAGCTGGTGAACTAAAATAAGAAGTCCACACATTATTGGAAACCAAGCCCAGGGAAGAACCCTGAGACCAAGTGACAGTTTGCACTAGCGTAGGTCGGCTCAAAAAGTCGCCGAGCTCGCCGGTAGCAATCTTATCCATCCAAAACGTGCTATCAGGCGCGTTAGGCTGAGTGTACAAAGCCTCTCTCGAATTGTCAGTGAATTGCGTGGTCTGGGTTTGTTGCGTAAAACCGGTGACCAATTCCGATTGCGCGACACCAACATTTTCTGGCACTTCAATTCGATGTGCCTGGGACATGGTGCCCATTGTATTTGTATCTGTATTATTAGAGAGCGTTTGTTTAGACCACACACTTTCGCTCAGTTGGTGTGCAGTTTCGCCGATTTGATCATAGCCTTTGTTTGTAAGAAGCCACACATGATCACTAGAATTGAATAATTCTGCTTCTTTCACTGTCAGATTCACTGCTCGAGGGCTCGTTCGGCAACGACCCCATTGAGGTACTAGGACAGCAGATGTCTGTTCGCTTTGTCTCGCGTAGTCGTCATCTTCAACTACTGGCCTATAATTATCTTCTCTAAAGCGCCGCGAAGCTTCGTCATATCGATTAACAAGTGTGTCCCACTGGGGAAACGGCTCGAAAGAATCGATATAACGCAACAAATCATTATCACGACACACATTGAACAACTTTAAACGACGGGACTCAAAAATAGATTTCCCGTACCAAAAGTACTCATCAAGTGCCGATCTAACAACCTGCAGCATGTGCTGTTGTGCTACGTAATTTTTTCCTTTTACGCAGCGCGTTAGCATTTTGCTAATAGAAGAATGGTCTAAAGGCCCAACCATTGCATCCAAATCCGGACTATAACGAAAACTACGCTTCAAAAACGTCGCTTCCGAAATGTTGATGAATGGACGCGAAGCGACATCCTTCTCCGCCATGGTGTATTCCACACCAATGGTACGGAGAGCTGCCGCCATAGATGAATGATTGAAAAACGTATTAGTCTCGCTAACACTCATCAAATTGTCATCTCCATATGTGAGGAGACATATTTCTTTGCGAAATGGACGCAAAAATTGTTGGCACGCCATAACGTGCACACTAGTTAGTTCCGCTTCTTTAGCTTTTAATAACACGTAGGCGTATCTCACATAAATACTATTCACTATTGAGTTAATAATAACTGTGAGGGGATGCCCACTGGGATTCGTGCCAAAGAAACGAACAAAATCCCCAAAGAAATCAGTAGTTGGAAAAGCTATGTCATGAGCTATACAATCAATAGCGGATAAATCAATGTCCGTATATCCAGCCTTGGCGCACAATTTCTTAATTATATTAAACGCAGACAAAATAAAACACGGACTCATTCGCTTATCAAATTTAGAGTAGTCTCCAGCAATGATGCGATCCTTACCATATTTCGTTACGTGTTCATACAATTTGTGCCATTCATAGCTCTGTGCTTGGACACCCACTGCCATTTCGAACGTGAATGCGTTTCTTTGCATAACACGCACAACTGGCAATAAGAATTTCCGCATGACCAATGAAAAATCCATAGGAGCACAACTAAACACTCGAGTAGAACCTTTCTCGGCTTTAGATATCGTGACTGGTTCATCCTTCAATGAAGCGCGAAACACTGGATGATATTGCATTCCTTGCGCATACCTATCTAAAATAAGTTGGTAGCGCTCACGCATCTCTGGTGTTATATCCACTTTGTCTGATTTGGTGCCGTTAGAGTCCACCTCAAAAACTAGATGTTTCAGTTTAGATTCACACCACGGAAAACCAGCGGACGTGGACCGCTTCATGGCATCGAGGTAAGTAATTCCATCGGCGCCATTTATAGCTGTTTCTAGA